ATCAAACACTGGCGCAAAACGCTGGTGGAAAGAGCTATAGAGGATAAGCTCTATCTCCCCACGACACCACCAACATGTGCCGCACCACAAGAACCTGCCAGCTATGAAAAACCGATAGGTCCAGAGGAAAGGCCAGAATATGAAAATCCCATAGGTCCAAAACAGCCAATAATGCTGAAGAAAAGCACATTGGCCAGACGACTGATTTTCAACGAAAAACCCAGCGTTTTCATGATAGACGAACATATAAATCATGAGAGCGGGACCCTGTCGGAACATAAAAATGATGAGAAGAGACTGATACCAGATGAATATCTCGATGAGAAACTCTTCATCACACTAAGGATGGGTCTTGCACCCACCTATCCCAACCGAGCTAGCAAACTAGATCACGTAAACAAACTAGCCAATAAGTACCTCAGTGTCAACAACATTAAGGTCACTAACATGTCCCCAAAAGACGTGAACATCCACAAGATAACCATCCAAAAAGTGGTTGATATGCGTGATGACAATCTGCTCTTGTCCGAACAACAACAGGAGAAGTGCAGGAAACAGCGTTTTACTGGGGCATGGCTACGAGCAAAACTCGCGAGGGACCAAAGCAAGAAGACTACACCAGCTTCAGAGGCATCACTGATGAGGCAACTGAGTCTAGTCTTAACAGGGCCGGGGCAGGCAGGACGCGTGGCGAGACGCGCCCAACCTGCTTTAGCACAATAGAAGATGTGTGTCAACAGGGAGTCAAGCTCCTACCCTGCGCTGACTGGAAAAAGGTTTGTTTCGACAATACAAACCAGGAGCACAAGTGCGAATCGAGTTCATACCTAAAAACCTTCGATGCCCCGCTTTTCGAGAAGAACGAAACACACATAATGCGCAAGTGCCATCATAATGAGGTGGTAGGCATGCATAATAGATATCTGAAAGAAGCAGACTTCAACATAACTTATGATGAAGAATTGTTCTCAGCATGTGTCGATGAACTCATAGGACAACTAAAACCACACTTCAATGGGAAGATTAGTTTGGCTGAGTTCATGGGTTCGAAAAGTGGAAAACTAAAAACAAGGTATGATAAGTGCGTTGAGCATGTTGCAAAGAAAGGATTCGATATCAATAAAGATAGCAACATATCCGCATTCATAAAACACGAGATATATCCAGATGAAACCAAACCACCGCGGTTCATCATGGGTAGAAATCCGATTTTCAATCTGATCTACGGGCTCTATACCACACCTTTAGAGCACGCTATGACACACTTACCGCAGATAGCAAAAGGGAAAAACTTCCTTGAGAGAGGCGAGCAATTCCGAGACTTGATATTTGGTGGGAGTTATGTTGAAAACGATTTCAGCAAATATGAGTCCACACAGCAATTGAAACTGCTTGAAGATGTGGAGCTGAGAGTATGGAAAGCACTACTCCAACCTGAAGAATTTGAGACAATGCGCAGATTATTCGCACACAAAGTGCTCAAATCAGGTTATACCATGTTAGGTTGTAAATTCAAATTTATAGCCTGTCGTGGTTCTGGAGATATGGACACAGGCTTGTTCAACACCCTTATCAACTGGGTGGCGTGCAGATACTTCGAGATCAAAAACCAGCTCGGCCATGGAAATTTCATGGTTGACGGTGATGATGGAGTCATACAAACACTCAGACCAGACATGGTACTAATAAACACCTTCAGTGAGTTTGGACTAGACGCCAAACTCATATTGAAGCATGATTACCATGATGTGGACTTTTGCTCATCAAAATTCGTGCAATACAGACCTGGCCAATTCATCCAAATGCAAAACATTAGGAAAGTGCTGGCCAACATGTCTATAATGAAAGCACTCGATTTTAGACACTGCATAGGAGACTACTATTATAGTTTGGGATTCATGTACAGCAAAATCTACCCAAACTTTCCTATATTCACACAATTTTCCAAATTCCTCATGGACCAGAAAGTCAATTTTGGTAAACATGGGAAACACCGCTTCTATAGCCCTGATATAGCTAAACAACACATGCATGACTATGACCACAAAATCATAGACCAAGACATCCCACTAGATTATTATGGGATACTCGTGGAATACATCATGTGCTTCGACCTCACCTACAGCGAGATCGACAACATCACTAGCTATTTCTCCGGACATCACATGGAGATTCCTCCTGACCACGACAAGAAGTTCAAAAAATTCGGGTTCAACATTTACAGACACACAAATGTTGAATATGACTTCTGTGAACAACTAATGCTAGAGACGGCCAATGCTTCGGCGGGCTCTCACATTAGCTACAAACCGATCTACAAACTCAGCGCTGAATATCAGCAAGCGTAGAGTGCAACTAATGAACACACCGCGAGGGAAATAATATCGCGACATTAGTTGACGTGGTCAGAGCCTAATGCCCC